TATCTTTTAAGTGTTGAGGCCATACTTCTACGAGCCACATAGTGCCGTCAAGCTTAGGGCCTTCGCTGAAGTAGTAAGGCTGCTTACCTATAACAAAAATGTAGTCCATATAGTACTCGCTAAAATATATCTTAATCATACAGCACTCGGGTCCACTATGCGACCGTCTCTAACGATACCCCGTACTGACTCTTGTTCGACGACGTCCCAACATACTTTTTTACGGGTCTCAAAGCTTACAATTTCGCGGGACGTCTCTACAGATAACCGCTTAGGCCATACGCCCGAGCTATTCACATACTCGTCTAGGGCTACGTCTTCGGTCTCAGCGTCTGTAGACCACTCGTAAGTTTTTACTATAGTCTCAGTGAACGTAAGTACGCGGGCCTTAACTCTCTTCTTTGCCACACTTGCCCCCGTTTTTAAGGTCATATAGAGCCGTCTCTATATAGTCTACGCTTCTAATAATTGTATCGTTATTATAAAGGTCATTACTTACGAGGTGTAACCAGTGTGAGAGGTGCATAGTAACCAGTGGCGGCTCGCCGTCGCCTGCGGCTATAAGTACAGGTATCTCGTTAGGCTTAGCCTTAACCTCGTTAATCGTATTCATAGGTACATACCTCTTAGTCTTTTTACATTGTATCTTGTACCGCCCCGTCTCGGCGAGGTCGATACCTAAAGCGTTATTTATTTGAAACTCAAGTTGTCTATGGGCTTTACTGTAGCCTATCATACGCATAGCGGCTGCTATGTAGCGCTCGAAAGCTAAGCCTTTTCGTCTGACGTTAATCATATATTACTCCATTTCTTATTAGTTACTATGTCGGCTATACACGTCTGACCGACGTTAAACATTTCTCGAAGTGACCGCCGAGGTACGCCCTCGCCGTACATACTACGTATATCTCTAACTTGGTCAACCGTAAGCTTAGCTTTTATATTGTTTTCGCCTACGTTCTTAGAGCCGTCTAGCTTACCTGCCTTAGCAGCGTGCCGTACGTTTTCTAAATGAGTTACGGCCTCTAGATTACCTATACGGTTATTAGCTTTATTAAAGTCTATATGATTAATAACCTTATCGCCCGCGCAGCCTTTTAAGTATGTATAAACTAATCGGTGCGCGAAGACGGTATAGACGACGCCGCCTACGTAGCAGTTAACTTTTAGGTAGCCGTTAGACCTCTTGTAAAGCTTCATAGACTTACCGCCGTATCTATTCGACATTATGTTACCACTGAAGCTAATAGCGTATAGCCCCGACTTCGCTATAACGCAGTACTTACACTTACACGACATAATTACCCCTTTACCTAATCAGTACCCCACATACTTATATCTAATCAAGCCTAAAAAGTACTGCGGCGACCCTAAACGGGCTTCGGGGCCTAACTTCGGTATGTACGTAGACACTAAAAGAGCCGAAAAGTACTGCGTACGTACCGTAAAAAGGGCTAATTTAAGACAATTTAAGTTTTTTTAGGCTCTGTCCCGTGGCCTAGGCAGCGGCCCAAGCTGTCCCAAGTGACGTTTTAAGTATTCTCTAATGATTACACATAATTACGGCGCGGTCCCGCTGTCCCATGTAAAATACCTATGTCGGCTATATATGTATACGGCATATATGGGGTAAACTATAAACGTATATATAGCTTTTAAATATACTAATAGGTAAAGTATATAATATTACATAGGACAGATAGGCATTATATAATAAGTATGTGATATCTTTAAGTAATCGCTGCCACGCCCGTACGCGTTTTCACTTGGGCACTCTTGGGACAGACCTAGGACAGCACTAAAACCGCTCATTTCGGCCCCAAGGGCTTTTAGCTTTACTTTTAAGCAGCCTTGATATATTCTCTCACGTATGTACGCACAATTTAAACCGCCCACTAATACCGTCCGAGTCAGGCTTACACCGACCTTAATAGCTCACATTTATAGTCTCTACCTTAAAGGCTATAAGCCGACCACTATCGCCGCCCATCTTTCTATGAACAGGCAAGGCGTCTACAATGCCTTAAAGAAAGCCGACCCCTCTCTTAACATACGAGAGCGGGCGCCGACCTTTAAAAACGAGGTAGGTAATCGGTACGGTAAGCTTACTGTGTTAAGCTTTTCGGGCGTCAGATACCGACGTAACGGCGCAGGCACTAGAGAAGCCGTCTTCTTATGTCAGTGTGAATGTGGTAATCAATGTCTGTACGCAGGTACTCTACTTCGTCTCGGGCGTACAAAGTCCTGCGGCTGTAGGCGGCGCGAGATACGAAAACTCGGCCCCTCGGGGCTCTCTAAGCTTAAAAAAGCCTTGACCCCTAAGTAAGTACCTATCTATAACTTAAACCTAAAAGGAGTACATACATGATTACTACGAGCCCCGTTACTATGAGAGTCGATACTAAAGTCTTAAACGCCATTAAAGCCGAAGCGAAAGCTACAGGCATGGGTTATCAGACGATTATCAATATGAAGTTATCTAAGTATACAGGCGTGGCCCTAGCGGTCCCGCCTAAGAAAGCCGAGCGTCCGAAGCTTGCCGCAAAGCCTTTAATCGTTAAAGTGGCGGCTAAGAGGTTAGCGGTTAAGACTGTAAAAGCTAAGAAAGTAAAGGCCGCTACGAAGACTAAGCGCGGCCCTTATAAAAAGAAAACGAAGTAAGACCCAAGCCCTACCCTAGAGGCCCCGAAAGGGGCCTTTTTTATTACATGACTGCCGAAGCTAAGCCCGTACATACCATACACGTAAAGGCCGCGAAGCATAAACTCAGGCCCCACATACCGCCACTCTGAAAGAGACACATTAGAAAACTCGTACCGAAGCTGACGACTGCGACATACTGTAAGTCTATCATTAGAAGACCCCTAAAAAGCGCTTACGCTTACTGACCGTACTAAGTATATCTCTGAGCTTCTCATTCTCTTCGACGAGGGCCTCGTACTCTAAGAGTAGCTTATCTGCGAACTGTACCGAGACCTGCGCCGTATGTGCGTAACCGTAGTACTCTTTAAGCTCTTCTAAGGCCGCTTGGTCTTCGGGTCTCAGAATACCCTTAGCGCTAAAACTATAGCGCATGAGCATATTGTATTTATGGACCTTCTTAAACTCGGTACATATCTCTTTAAATTTATCGGCTAACTTAACTCCATTCATCATGCACCCCATTGTACGACTTATGTACTGTATTATATTTAACCCATTTATAGCGCCTGACGCCCTCTTTACGTACCCGTATCTTTTTATACTGTAGCTTAGTAAAAATCTTTTTACAGCGTACCTGTAGCACGTAGTCAGTCTCTTTAAGGTTATGTTTAAAGCATAGCTCAGTAAAGAACTTATCGAAGTCGACCTCTTCGGTCATGCCTTGGTCTTCTATTATATTGAGTATCTTAGTCTCTAACTCGTCCACTATGGCGCGGTCGTATTGTTCGCTCTCGGCTATGGCTTTAACTTTAGGGTTATCTAAGTACAGAAGCTCGCCTAACTGATAGCACATCTTAGCTTCAGCCCATAATTGGTCTCGGTCTCTAATTAAAGCTTTAAAGTCGACTTGACCTACACGTACGGGCCAGAAGCGGCGCCCGCCTGTAGGGTCTTTTAAGTACTCTTGGTCGTTAGTCGTACCGATTAAGATACTCTGACGTGGTACAGTGACCGCACGCCGAGCGAAGGCTTTTCTATGTGTGTCTGCGTTTTTAGTTATAAAGTCTTTCATATCGTTAGCGCTAGAGCGGTTCATAGCCGCAAGCTCGCCGACCTCTATAAGCCACTTACCGCGCATGACTTCGATAATATCTTTATTAGTGACGTCGCCGAGTGAGTCCGAAAACCACGCGGGGCTCGCTAGTATCTTAACCGTAGAACTCTTACCACAGCCTTGAGTACCTTCTAAAATTAACATATGGTGAAACTCACAACCTGCGCGGTATACCCGATTAACCGCAGCGGCTAGAGTCTTTCTACCTACGTCTGCTAAGTACTCGGGGTCGCCTTCAGCTTCTAAGTACTGACTCAACCAAGTATCTAAGCGCTCGACGCCGTCCCACTCAAGGGCGTCTAAGTAAGTCTTAACAGGGTGAAAGGTATTCTCATTAGCTAATACTGTGATTATCTCATTAACTGCGTGCGTACTTGTCTCTACCCCATAATATCTTGAGAGCCATATCTTAGCCTGAGTATCGTCAGAGTCGACAAGCTCTCGGCCTACGTCTGAAGGCTCGCCCCAAGGCGGCTGAGCTAAGTAGATCATACTCTGAGTAAAGGCGTTGTAGCCGAAAAGCCGCGCTTCTCTGAAGCCGTGACGAAGTATTAACGCTAAGTTATAGGACGTACTTTTATAGGCGCCCTCTTTACCTTTGAGCTTTGAGACCCAAGGGACTAAGTCCTCTTCTTGCTCTAAGGCTTCAGCTTCAGAGAGTAAGACGTCGACGTCGTCAGCTTCGAGACCGTTAAAGTCTTTCGCGTTACTCATGTCGGCGCGTACCTTGGCAAGCTGCTTAGAGAGCCACTGAGCCGCCTTATCTCTATCGCCTTTACCTGCCTCTAGGGGCTTCTCAGAGATAAAGTTATCACTATCAGTCATGACCGCGTATATCTCTGAGTCTTTAAGTCCTGCGTAGGCTAATAGGCTCAGACAACCCATGACAGCCTCAGAGCGCGACTTATATCTTTCGTCGAACTTTTCGCCGTAAACGATTAAGTGATAGTTTTCTTTAGAGAGGGTATAACAATCTGCTAATGTGTAGTCGTAATCGACTTCGACTATGGCGTCGGTCGTCTTTAAAAGCTTTCGGCCTTCGAGTCCGAAGTTAGCGACTAAAGGTATTTGCTCTATTTCTTTAGGCTCGGTATCCCACTCATAAGCTCGGTACGTATCGGGGTGTATGGACGGCGGCATTACGACCTGCTTACCCTCGCCGTACACGTCTATTTCCCACGCTAAGCGCATACGGTAGCCGTCGTTAAGTTCATTCTCTGTAAGTCCTGATATCTTATCGGCGTCAGTCGGCGGCGTCGAAGGCATGAGGACTTTGGTTTTATGGTTAGAGCGTAGGGCTTTAAAACTCTGCTGCGGCGTCTTCGTCCTAAAGTAGACATGACAAGAGCCGCCGCCACGGCCCGAGAGGACCCGAGGGGCGTACTCTACAGAAGGCGCAAAGCCTTTAAGAGCTAATTCCATTTCTTTTAAGTAGTGGGGCTCGCTAGACTTTACGTCACAATCTAGTACGCACAAGTACGTATCGTCGTCTAACTGAGACGCTGAGCCAAGGCGCACGCCCACGTTATAGGCTTCTTTATAAGTCTTCTCTAAAGTATCGAAGTGTTTACGGTCGCCCGTCTGCCAATCGAGACCGATAGGGCGCTTACTCTGTGGGTAGAGCCATATCACGGCAAAGCCTAGGTCGTAAAACCTACGCAAGTATTTAAGCTTATCCATAGACTAACCTTCGACGTCGGTCGTAAAGTTCTTAGCTCTATGGTTAACGACTAGCTCGAAGTTTTCAAGTATGTACGTCGTATAGATTGAGTTATAAGATAGCATACCCATAGAGTCGTCTATCATTAAATGAGCGTGTAAAGGGTTAGGCGCAAACTTCGAGCGAGCCCAGCCGTAAACCGTCGCGTTAGTAACTCGGCAAAGTGCTGCGACCGCGCCTACGCCTCTAGTGTCTATATATTGCTTTAAAGTAACGCCTTTCATATCATACCCCCTATATAATTGATCTTAATAAAATTGTGTTGACTAGGTCGCTACGCTAAAATACTTCTTTACCCGTATCAAGCTATTTTATTTAACAAGGGGCGGTTAAGTTATGCCATACGTATACGAAGTATCGGGGCGCTATATATGCGTTACTCGCTTCGACGATAGACACATACCCGAAAAGGCGGGCTTTCAGTTCTCTAAAACTGCGAGCGACGAGCGTCCTGTATGGCATACGAACAGACCCGAAGTGGCCTTTAGGTTACTGACGTACTGCGAGCCTAACTTAACTCATAAACTAAAAGACCGTTTTAAATCATGGCTAGGCTATAAAGACGAAGGCGACGACGTAAGCTTTAAGCTTCAGTACTCGCCTCGGTATGTACCCGTAGACTATCAGATACGAGGTGCCTTACACATACTTACTAATAAGTACACCTATCTATGGTACGAAGCGGGTACAGGCAAGACCTTTACCGCGAGCATGGCCCTTGAGTACGTCGTCGTACAAGAGCGTAAGACTACGGTCGTTATCTGCCCGTCGTCCCTTAAATACACTTGGCGCGAAGAGATAGACGATAAGAGCCATGCGTTTTTAGACGTACTTACGATAAGCTCAGCTAAAGACCGACTGCGACCTGCCGACGTCATTATAATACCTGATAGTCTGATAGCGGGCTTTATGGGTACTATCGCAACGTACAATATAGGTCTCGTTATAGTCGACGAGGCGCATAGGTTTAAAAACGATACGTCAGCGCGTACGAAGTGCTTAACGGCTCGAAAGGGCTTAGAGCATACCTTTATAGGGCGTAACGCGGCTAGGGTCTGCTTAATGAGCGGTACGCCTATGCCTAACTATAAGCCCGTAGAGTTATGGCCCATAGTTAACGCCTTCGCCCCGCAGGCTATCGGCTTTATGAGTAAGCCCGAGTACGGCTTTAAATACTGTGAGAGCGTCGAAGACGAGTACGGTATCTCTTACGGCGGTAGTGAAAACGAGGACGAGCTTATATCTAAACTTAAAACGTCGGGCTATATGATACATCAAGAGCTTAGAGAGGGCGACGTACCGCCGCAGGCTGACGACTCTATCGTCTATTTAAACCCGACGAAGCTCGGTAAGAAAACGAAAGAAGCCGAAGAGACGCTCTTAAAGTCTTTCACATTAGAAGAGATACTGCGTATCGCTCGCGGTCAGTCCGAGGCGCTCGATATGAGAGTTAAAGTTAAGTCGTCATTAAAGACCGTAAGCCCTAAAGACTTCATAGCTGAGCTTAGAAAACTCTCAGGCGAGCAGGCCGCAGACGAGGCGATACCGATACTAAAAGACACTGTACGTACAGGCGGCGAGCCCGTTGTCGTCTTTGCGTGGCATAAGTCTGTTATAGATAAGCTACGAGAGGGCTTAAAAGACTTAAACCCTTTAGTTATTAACGGCTCTACAGTAATGAAAGATAGGCAGCTTATCATAGACGCCTTTCAGCGCGGCGATAGCGACGTCATTATCATTAATATTGTGGCGGGCGGTCTCGGATACACTTTGACTCGGTCGTGTAAAGCTTACTTTGTAGAGTTTGACTGGGTCGAAGGTAATAACGACCAGTGTGTACGTAGGCTACGACGCAAAGGTCAGACGAGAGTCGTCGAGCCGTATTACTTTATATTTAAAAATAGTCTTGCACATCTAATGCTAGGCGTACTAAAAAAGAAAACTAAAAACAAAGCGGCGATTAACGCCGCACTAACAAAGGAGTAACTTTATGATGAGAATTATAAACTCAGTTCAGTTAATGATGATCTACCTAGCTATGCCGTACGTAATTACGTGGATAAAAGACCAAGATTTCTATGGTCAAGGCGTAGCTTTCTGGGTATTAGTAGCGGTCTATGTCATCAGCGCTATAGCTATGACTGTTATGTTACATGATAATTTAAAAGATTAAACCGCCGATTAAGGCACTAACAAAGGAGTACTAAAATGGACCTAAAAAAATACTTATTATATAAGTTGTCAAGCGCACAAGCTGAAGTAGCTACGTTGCAAGACCTTATCGCGAGCATTACGCCCGCAGCAGGCACGACGAAAGAAGCTGACTTAGCGCCTGCGCCTGCTAACAAGTCTTCGGTTAAAAAGGCCGCGACTAAAAAAGTAGAAGTCGAAGAGACTGAAGAGAGTTTAGACCTTGAGGTCGAAGAGACTACCGAAGACGCTTTAGACCCTGAAGCTGACGAGAGTAACGGCGTATCTGAGCAAGACGTTATTAAAGCTATTCAAGGCTTAGCGGTTAAAATGGGTAAGCCGTACGTAGCTGCTTTACTTAAAAAGTTTAAAGCGAAGTCTATTCAAGAGATCAAAGAAAAGGACTACGAGCAAGTACTTGCGACTATCGAGTCTACTTTAAAAGCTAAAAAGAAGTAACCACATGACGACTACCGCCGCGCCTAAGAAGCACGCTAAATACAGTCCTAGCAGTATCTACCGCGTGCTCGCGTGCGCGGGTAGTGTGAAGTTATCCGAAGGCATACCGTCACGTACGAGCGCCGCAGCCGAAGAGGGCACTCTAGCGCATGAGCTAGTAGAGTTAAAGCTTCTTAAAAAGAAGTTTGAACTTAGTAAGTACCCCGATTATATGCACGCCGACGCTATTAACTTCGTAAGTGATCTTAATAAGTACCGAGTCCCTACGAGCGAGCTTTTAGTAGAGACTAAGGTAGACTTATCGCACGTACACCCTGAGCTATACGGTACGGCTGACGTGTCTATCGTAAACCTTTACGACTACTTACACGTTATCGACTTTAAGTATGGGCGAGGTTTTGTATCTGAGAAGCGTAACCCGCAGTTAATGACGTACTTATTAGGTATCGCACATCTTTATAACTTCGACTTTGCAGACTATCAGACGAGTATCTATCAACCTAGGTATAAGGGTACGGCTATGCGTACGTATCATACTTCTAAAAAAGAATTAAAAGACTTTGAGAGCGAACTTAAAAGAGGTATAGACTTAGCAGAAAGCAGTAAGGCGCCGCTCGTAAAGGGTAATCATTGTCATTTCTGCCCCGCAAAGCTTATCTGCCCTGAGATAACTCGAAAGGCGATAGCTGAAGCAAAGCTAGACTTTGATAACGATACCCAACCTGAGCCGTTATCTTTATCTAAAGACAATTTAAAAGCTATGCTCGATAAGGCATGGTATCTAAAATTGTGGTTAGCTGAAGTCGAAGCCTTTGCTACTGACGAGCTTACGAAGGGTAAAAAGATAGAAGGCTATAGCTTACAGCCTACTCGGCCTACGACTAAGTGGCGCGACGAAAAGGCTATCTTAAAACTTATCGAAGCTAAAAAGCTAGGCCACTACTTACAGACCGTCGAGCTTGTAAGCCCTGCTACGGCGCGAAAGAATTTAAGTAAGAAATATAGTGACACACAGTTAGAAAAGTTTTTAAGTCAAAACACTATTAAATTATCAAGCGGCTTTAAACTCAGTAACCAGACTGAGACCGCGTCTGACTTCGACAATGACGTCGAGTCATAACTAAAAAAAGACTAAAGGAGTCTACACATGACCGCACAAGCAAAGAACAAAAAACCGCAGATTATTACGCCCGAGTGCCGCTTAAGTTTTCCCGCGCTATTTAAAAAACGTGCCTTTGAAGAGGGTAAGACTGAGCGCTACGAAATTACTATGTTATTTAATAAGAAGACCGACCTCAAAGCGTTACGAGGACTTATCGAGTCTGAAGCTATGAAAAAATTTGGTACAGTTAAAGGCGTTAAAATGCCGATCTTAGACGGCGACGAAAAGGGCGGCGACGCTGCGGCTCAGTACGAAGGCCACTACTACGCTCATGCGAAGAGTACTTTTAACGTAGCGGTGATAGATAAAGACCGTAACGACCTCACAGAAGAGGACGTGTACGCAGGCTGCTACGGTAAGGTATCTGTACTTGTGAGCGCTGAAGAGTACAAAGACCCGAAGACGGGTAAAGTAATGAGTAGGTATGTACGCTTATTATTACGTGCATTTATGAAAACAAGAGACGGCGAGCCGTTTAGTACACGTACTAACGCTGCTGAAGACTTCGCTAACGAAGGCTCAGACGACGCCTCAAACTACACAGACGAGTCGGGCTCAGACGCTTTAGACTTATCTGAATTTGGATTATAGAAAGGAGTAATGTCATGGCTAAAAAAGCAATTAAAAAAGCTGTAAAGAAAACAGTAAAAAAAGATACTAAGACCGCTTCAAAAAAAAAGTCTAAAGTAGTAAAAAAGTCGGCGCCTGCTAAAAAAAAGCCTGCGAAGGGTACGCTAAAAAAGCGTGCCTCGACCCCAAAGGCTGCGAAGCCCACGGCTGCCTTAGAGTCGGCCCTAACCCTGAGTGGTGCGCAAGCGGCTCTATCGCCGTCTGAAGTATTACCCGAGGCCGAGGACTTACCCCAAGGTCAGATAGGCGACTACGAAGACTCAGACGTCGACGACGTAGATTATTTAGACACTTTCTAAACAATGGTTTTATCTTATACTAGCACACCCTCGGTTTTCTAGATCGAAGTAACTTAACAGTGTGGCCCCGTACTGCGTGCGCGAACGGGGCTTTTTAATTATGAATACTAAAACGTACCTACTCTTAGATTATGAGACCCGTAGCCGTATCGACCTCGCAGCAGCAGGTCAGCACCCTTACGCTAAAGACGCAAGTACAGAGATACTTTGCGCAGGCTATAAGATTATCGGCTCTACCGATAATAAATTACTTTCTTACCCTGCTATCTATACAGACGACGCGAGCGAAACTAAAGAGTTTTACTACGCGCTAAAGCACGCCGACTATGTGGTCGCACATAACGCGCCCTTCGAGCAGGCTATCTATAACCACACAATGTTAAAAAATACCCCTATGGGCGAAAAGCTTACGTACTTACCGCCGCAGAAGTTTATATGTACGGCGGCCTCGGCTGCGGTCATGGGACTACCTCGGTCCTTAGAGAAGGTCGCGAAAGCTATCGCTTTACCTTTTCATAAAGACGTCGAAGGCCGTAGGCTCATGCTTAAAATGTGTAAGCCTAGAAAGAACATTACACGACGTACAGAGATATCAGACTGGGTCGAATGGGTCTTAGGCGACGAAAACCTACAGCGCCTTTATCAGTATTGCAAAGTCGACTTAGACGTCGAAGAGGCGCTTTTTAGTTTCACACAATCTTATGAGCCGTGGACGGCGCGAGAGCGTTACACTTGGGTACTTGACCAAAGAATTAATCAGAGGGGTTTTAAAGTTGACTTCGACTTTATCGTAGCCGCTCGCGACCTTTTAATGAGTAACGAAAAGGTACTTAATAAGCAGCTTTTAGAAAAGACTCTATATATGGTAAAGACTGCGAAGTCGACCGCGTCTTTAAAGAAGTTTATATCTATGCAAGGGCACGACGTGCCTAACGTACAGAAAACTACCGTCGCTAAATTATTACATGAGCTACGCGAACAAGGCCATGAGCGCGATAAAGAACTGATAGACGTCCTTAGTATACGCGAGCAGTTAGGTCTAAGCTCTACGAGTAAGTACGAAGCCTTTTACCAAAGGGCCGACCGTAAAGACTTTAGAGTACGCGATAATTTGATCTATTGTGGGGCGCAGACGGGCCGCTGGGCGGGTACAGGAGTACAGCCTCAAAACTTTCCGAGGGGTACAGTTAAAGTAAAAGAAAACTTCTTTTCAGACTTTAAGCATATAGCGACCGTTAACGAGACGTACGTAGACCCTAATAAGTACATACGTGAGACGGTTTTAGGGACTGACGAAAACGGCGACGAGGTTACTCAAGTTATTAATGATACCCCTATGGACCACGCCGACTACGCGAGGGTCTTCTACCCTAATCTGACGCCCACATTATCGAGTATGCTACGCGGCTGCATTGTGGCCGAAAAAGGAAAGAGTTTATGTGTGGGCGACTTTAGTAGTATCGAGGCTCGGGTCCTCTTGTGGTGCGCGGGCGATACTGAAGGTCTCGCCGAGTACGCTACGGGTATGGACGCATATTGTAGTATGGCTGCTACAGTTTATAAGAAAACTTATAGAGAGATATACGAAGACTACATAGCTACGGGTAACTCGGACGAGCGTCAGGTAGGTAAGCGGGTAATACTCGCTTGTGGATATGGCATGGGCTTAAAGAAATTCACGTCTACTTTACACGACGACGGTATCTTTTTACCTGAGAGCGTAATAGCCGCCGCACATAAAGCTTTTCGAGATAAGTACCCGCTTGTACCCGAGTTATGGCGAAGGGCCGAAGCCGCAGCTATTAAGGCGGTACTATATGAAGGCTCAGTCTTTACGGCGGGCCGCTGTAAGTACGTAGTGAAACGAGACTTTTTAACGTGCATACTACCGTCAGGCCGTAGACTATGGTATTATAAGCCCGAGGTCGTCTCAGAGAAGACGCCTTGGGGCGCTCAGCAGCATAAGCTATATCACTGGGCGACTAACTCGAAGACTAAACAGTGGACTTACTCTTCTAATTACGGGGGTAAGCTCGTAGAGAATATCGTACAGGCTATCTCTAGGGACTGTATGACTAACTCTATGATAGCTTTAGAAAGTGCGGGGTATGATATCACATTAACCGTACACGACGAAGTTATTACCGAGACGACGAAAGACCTAGAGACCTTTAAGCGCATAATGGCTACGCCGCCCGCTTGGGGCTTAGATATACCTTTAAAAGTCGGCGCTTGGCAAAGTGACCGTTATAGAAAGTAGGCAGTATGTTAGAAGAGATAAAGACTAGACATGTATTAGGGTATGTGGTGACAATGTTCGCAATACTAACGGCGGTATACTTCATACAGCCCCACATACAATAGGAGTTAACACATGGGTATTTTAGATAAAATTAAAGCGAGCTTCTGCGGGTGTACACCTGCGGTTAAACCTGTAGAGCCTGCGGCGCCCGAAGAGGTTAAGCCTAATCCTACGGTAGCGCCCGAGCCTGAGAGGCCGTCAGCTTCGGCGCCTGCGACTAAGTCGCTATGGTATCCTTTAGCGCACATACCTAAAAATTTCGCTATGCCTTCTAAAGGTAAGTACAAAGATTATTATCCTGTAGGCGCTATCGTCCACTTTACGGCGGGGCGTTTTGAGAAGGGTCTACAAAGTGCTTTAGATACTATGTCTTGGGGTTTAAAGCAGGGTTATAACTATATGAGTATGGCCGCTGACGGTCAGGTCGTACAGTCGTGCCCCCTAAGCGACTGGGGCTACCACGCGGGCGCAAGCGTGTGGCCCGAGTTAGGCTCAAGCGTTTCAAGTAAATTAGTCGGTATCGAGATATGCTGCGCGGGGCGATTAACTGTAGAAGGTGATAAGTTTATGTCTTGGTTTAATACCGAGATACCTAAAGAGTTAGTACGTACGGTAAAGTCTCGCGATAACATACAAGCGGGCTCTTATCATAAGTACACAGAGGCACAAGAGAAGTCATTAGTCGAGCTTTTAATATGGCTTAAAGCTAATAACCCGACTGTGTTTAACTTCGACTTTGTACTGGGCCATGACGAAGTAGCGCCCACACGTAAAAACGACCCGTCAGGCGCGTTAAGTATGTCTATGCCTGAGTTTAGAGAGTACTTGAAAGCTGAGTATAAAAAGCGTTATAGTTAATTTAATAGCCTAAGCCACTATCTTAAATAACGGCCAGGCCCCTATACGGGGCTTTTTTATTATCTAGAGGAGTCTATGGCTAAAAAGAAATTACGTAAGCCCCTGCACTTTTTTGACTACGTTATAGGTCAGAATTATTACTATATGCCTGCCTTCACTGTAGAAGAGATACGTCACGGTATCTTTAATAACTTCGGTATCATGCCCGAAAGCGAAGACCTGCCTTCATATCTTGGCAAGACTTGGGACGTACGAAGCGCTGAAGGCGGCCACGGTATATTTATTTATGTGAAAGACCCTAAAGATATATCGACCTTTACCCATGAGGCGGTACACGCTTCGGCGTACGCCCTGCACATGAGGGGCTTTACTTTCGACTGCGACCAAGAGGCGTACAGCTATACTGTAGCCGCCCTCGTTAAGTACCTCTATCTCGGTCTAAAATGAATTATAAGGCCCGCTTGATTAGGGTTAACCATAGCAGTAATAAGGTCCATACGTATAGCGTCGCCCGCGTTGACGTTAACAGTAGCGCCCGTCATTACAGGGGCCACAATACCCGCCTGTACGTCGCCGATCTTAAAGCGTATGCCGCTCGCCGCTGCGGGTAGTATTTTAGGCGTCGTCGTAAAGATAGACGACCATGTGTTAGACCCGTAAGGCGCGACTTTTAAGTCTAGCTCAGTCTGCCCCGACGTACCTTGTATAGCTTGATAAACCCATACATTAAAAATTTCTGCGTCGAACTCAAACACATGTACGCCGTCGACGAAGTTAAAAGGATATGCGCCGCCGCCTAACTGCCCGTACGTACCGTTAACAGTAAAACGCTTTACCTCATGCACTCTATTACCGATAAAGTTAATCATGCCGCCGATCTTGCGCCACGTACTTTGGTTAACGCCCGCGTTACGGTTAACCTCTTCGGCTGTAATAAATTTCTTAACGTCTGCTAAAAATGCCATGTGTAAACTCCTTTAAAAGTATCTGTAAGGTGCGCCGTCGTCTTTGTAGCCGATAAGCTCGACCTCTTGACCTGCGGCAGGTATGAAGCCCAGCGGTGCGTTGACGGTAATTAAAGTACCCGCGACCGATAAGACTTTAACTTCGGGGCTTAATATTGTGTAGTTCTCGTCGTGAACTATAAGCGGCTTACCCTCTTTAAATAAAGGTACTTCGCCGATATCGACGTTAAAGCTTGTCGTACTTACGCCTGACGTAATCGCTACGGTCGGGTTAGTAAACACATAAATACCTTTAGCGATAGAGTCGTCTTCGGGGTTATTATTATCAGGGTAAGGCGCGATATCGACTATCATGTCTTCAGTAGGTACGAAAGCTAAAGCGGGCTCTACGTTCATTACATATATGTTAGCAGTAGAGATACCTTGAAAGTATGTTTCGCCTGAGATAGTAAAGTCTTCGTCGTGTACGATAAGCTTAATACCTTTAAGTGAGCGCCATTTCTGGTCTTCAGTACGCGGCGATACAATGTCATACGAGTTTTTAATTTTAATTTCGGTCGTCGTAGACCCCGCGCCTACTTGGCTCGACGGGCTAATAACGCCGAAGCGGGCGTCAGCGAGTGAATAGGCCGAGTCCATTAAAGTCATTTTTACGTCGCCCGTCTCGGGCGTCATAGACTTATTTAGTACGTCCCACAGTCTCGGTATAAAGTCCCTAGTGCCCGTCTTCGTATCGACGAGGTTTAAGCCTTCGCCAAAGATAAGTACGTCGCCCACATCACTATTATAGGTGCTACCGTAAAACGAAGTAACCTCTATGACCTCGGCGCCGAAGCGGTACTTATTACGAAATTGGTCTTTGAGTACGTTAATGACTTCGAGGTTATCGACTGTAGGGCGTATGCCGCCGCACTCAATCGTTAAAGCTTTAACGCCGACTTTAATCCTATTACGGCTTGTCGTATCTATATCAACTTCGCCCGAAAGAAAGCGCTCGTCAGTAACGGCCTCGTTAAATTTATAGACAATAGTATTATAAAAAAACTTATTAATACTTCGAGTTATTTTATTATTCTGCGGGCTTTGTGTGTTGTCAGGCGTCAGGCGTACAAGGTCTGAAGTCCCAAGCGGCGGCACATTCTTTGAGACCGATATCTTTCCGAGCCTAGGTATTGAGTACATGCCTGTACTGTAGAGCACTTTAGAATTGATAAACTCGTCTGCGGCGATAGTGTCTTTTAAATAAAAGTCATAATTTAAGATACTCGAAGCGTAGCGCTCTTTAATAAGCTCGAACTGCGGTACGTCGACCTCTTCGCCCGAGAGCCCTAGGCCCTCAGTGTAGACGTTATACTTTGATTTAAAGCTACAGGTCGCCGCCGTATTTAAGCTCTCTATCAAAGTCTCGCTGCCGAGGACTATATAGCTGCCGTACTGTGTTCTGAGCGCGTCAGATACGACGGCGTTAATCACATTATTAGAAGGGTTAGGGTCGCCTTCGATAGTAACGAAGTCGCCTATAGTAAGGCCGTACTTAGATACGACGTCTATGCCGTCAAAGTAGACTGTGTTAGGCGTCGTCGTCTCTTCGACGTTACCTACGTGCTTAATATCGACCCCCGTAGAGATCGCTGCGCCGCCGTTACTCATAAGTAACCGTAAGGCCATAGTCGTAGCGTCGCCCTGTAAGCGGTAGAAGCTATCGACTGAAGTTTCGGCGTCATGGTGTACGCCTTCAGCTCTCGGGTCTTCAGTAACTAAAGCGGCGCGAGTAACGCCTGTAAAACTCGTAGGCGTGAGCCCTGTATACTGCATAACCTCGTCGTCGATACGTACGTAGCAGAGTAGACCTTCAGAAGGTACAGGGGTTAAAAAGCCCGTCGTGTCTAACACATTAATAGTAGTATCGGTATCGAGCGTCGTCGCAGCTTGGGCTATCTGGGTTGTAGCCCCTTGGTCTGTAATAACATTAACGTCGACGAGCGCTAGGGCCTCTGTCTTCTTTTCGATAGCGTCTCGTATGTTGTTAGCGGTACTTATACCGATAGCAAGCTGTACGGTAATGTTAGTGCCTATCACAGTTACAAGCTCGGCGCCCGCCGTGCCGCCACTTGTGTAAGTGACGGTTACGTTAGTGACAACGTCCCGACGAGTAATATAAGTAAGACCTTGAATATCTTTAGAGCGGTAACGAGCCGCCGAAGTTAACTCAGTCGTAGCCTTTATAAATAGGTCTGACTTCTTTTTTTGCTCAGGGTGTGCGATATTAAGCGTAACGCCTGAGCCGCTTTCGGTACGGTCGATAATGCCCGCTATGATACGTACGTAGTCTTGGGGGTACGCAGTACCTTGAAAGCCGATATAGAGGTCAGCGCGTACGCCTAAGATATCGTCTAAGATAATACTAGGACTTATAAGTCGAGTCATAGCCTCGTTAACGTCGATAAGGTTTAAAGCGAAAGAGGGTATAGAGGGGCTACCGCCTTTATCGGGTACAATCTGCTGCGAGATAGTTTTAGACGAGCTTTTTAAGTTAATGATATCTAGATTATTAAGTAACTGATTTAGGCCGCCGATAACCCAGTCGTCGCCGATAAGTAAACCTTCGTCGCCGATACGTATGTACTTAGTGACGGGTCCTAATGAGATCACATAGGGGTAGCCTTGTACCTCACATACTAGCTGCGGCTGTATATTCTGAGCTGCGGCCTTATTAAAGGCGGCGGTTGTTAGCGGCGTGGACATCTTTAGCCTTCTGTTTTTCGTTAGCGTTTTTACATTCAGACTCTAGAGAGTCTCGTAGCTTTGCGTACTCGTCTTTAGTTAAACAAATAGCGCCGTGCAAAGGCGAAGACGAGCCCATGATCGGGTACGAAGGCCCCGCCTCAAGCTCTAAACGGCAAGTCTCTTTATTATATTTCGTAATCTTTACGTCGTTAGCTTGGTTGTTTTTAATATCAAGCTGGGTCAACGTCAGAAGCGGCGGAGTATAGTTACTGCACGCGCTAAGGCTTAGGCTTAATATCGCCGCCCAGAAAGTTAGGCAAAGCATCTTTGATATCGTCAGCCGTAGCATTAGGGTCATTAATGATTTTATCATAAGCTTCGTCGTCCTTATTGTTTTCTAGTTTAGTCTCTTCTTTAATGATCTCTTTTTTAACTGCCCCGACCCCAAGGTCGTAGAGCTTCTTAACTATAATTGTGGCGAGCCAAGCGCCAAAGCCCGAAGTAATACCCGCAGCTCTAACCGCGTAGCCTACGACGAGCTTCTTTAAGTAATCAGAAGCGATATACTTTTTAAGACTTGCGAGTACGCTTTGCCACGCGGCTAGAATTGTTTTCATAAAATTAAAACTCTAACTTTTCGATAGCGTCTAAAGCTGAAGACTCGATAGAGGCTAAGACTAAGTCGTCGATAGGCGTCGCCGTCGCTTGAGCTTTTTCTTTTAAGATCGGGAAAACGATTGTTTTCATAATCTTGATAACTAGAGGCTTTAATACGGGCTTAAATGCTTCTACTACTGCTGCTTTTAATTCTGCTACTACGTCCATTGTGTTACCCCTTTAATGCCTACGCGTAAGTACGTAGGGTTATGTTTTGTTTTCTAATCTGTTTAAGCGCTCTTGAATATCTTGAATAGAGTTAAAGGCCCACTCTTGACGGCCCACAACTTCTACAATCTTTAAATTCAGAGAGGTCATTTCGTGACTAATTTCTTTCAAGGTTACTTTTATGTCGGCTAAAAACCAGCACAATACCCCTACTGAAGTCGTCGCTAAAAAGCCCGCTACTGCGAGCATTATGTTTAAAACTACGTTCTCCACGTCGACCCCTATTGTGTGTTAGCGAAAATAACGCCGCCTAAAAGGGTGTACACAGTCTGTACGATTGCGCCCGCGTTGTTAATATCAGGGTCGCACTCAAGGTTAAAAGTAGCAGGTATAGACTGTAAAGGTCCGAAGTGCCTTGTAAAGATAGTAGGGGTGTAATCTACGTTACTGCCCGCGTTGTTTTGTATATACCCCGAGCGGTAGTATTCCACAATAGCATAGCAGTTAGCGGGTACTGACGTGGCCCCTGCTACCGCTGTACTAACTTTAAGATTAGTAGAAAAAGTACTCATGTATTAACTCCTTAGATTAAGTGCGCCCATTTAGCTTCGTGCGCGTTTAGTGTGTCTACGATAGGGCCTATTTCAAGGTCTGAGTAAAAGTCAGACATATTAGTAAGTAAGTACGCAGCCGTGCCTAGAGAGCCGTTCCAAAGTGCCCGCTCAATCTGCGCCGCTGTACCACTTGCTAATAAGGCATTGAACTGCGTATTAGTCCATAAGCCAAGCTTTAACTTGCGGCGGTTAATCTTTCTAATGCGCTTTATCACAAGTGTACCAAGCTCGACGGCTTCGTCGCTCTCTTGGTCACGTTGTTTTTCTAAAAGCTCTTCGGCGAGGCTCGTAATTTCGTAAGTGTGGCCGTCAGCAAAAAGGTCGACGTGGTCGTCGTACCACGCCTGAGCCTGCTCTACCGTCTCAGTTTTATTAAAGTTAGTAAGTACCCCGTTAAGTTTTACTTCTATTTTAAACACATTACCCCCTAGTAATATTTAACGAACATCTATTATTTGCCGAGAGCGCCGTAGCGCTCGAAGCCGCTGCCCGTAGGTATAAAGTATCGCCCGCTATACAAGACGTCTCGTAGACTAAAGTAGCCGTATGTAAGTTAGACCCTGCTACGTGAAAAGGACGTAAGTACTGACGTACCATAGCGGCGTTTTTCCATATATCTACCTGCACGTCGCCCGACGTCGGCGTACTCATAGTTATCATAGCGCTCAGGCTTACAGGTCCCGCCTGCGTACAAGTCCAGACGCCCGTAGTAGGGTTAAAAAGCCCGTGGGTATTCTGCTCTACCGTCCACCCTGTAAGAGTAGTTAAAGACGTGAAAGACTGCCCCGAGTTATTAACGGCGGCTACGACTTCTTTACTGCCCGCCGAGATAGTCTGCGGCCCTAGTATTTTAGTGATAGATACGAAGCCGCTAGCGTCTGCGGCTACCGTTACCCCGAAGTTAGCCGACCTTATGCTTAAGACATCGCCTGCCTTTAAGTCCTCTAAGGTAGAGTTACCTATAGCGAACTGCCCCGCCGAGTAGGTTACGCCCGCGCATAACCTTTTAAAGATTACGCCGTTTTTATAGATAGCTAAGTCTGCGCTGCTCGCGGTAGTGTAAGTTAAAAACGCCCCTGCTAAGTAGTCACCCGCTGAAGGCACTATAAACGTAGAGCCCGACCATGACCCCGTATTGTCTCTGCGTGCCGTTAAAGGTAAGTTAGTAACCGTAGCGGCTAATATTTGGTTAGTAGATACGTAACCCATAAAGTTAATACTACGACCTTCGTAACCGTCTGACATACGAGTAACCGACTCTAGGCCCGCTGACGATAATAGTACCGACCCGCTCAGACTATAATTAGCTAAGCTAAACTCGCCAAAGACGCTCTGTATATTTGTGTATACCGACTGCGCGTTAGCCGAGTTATTATACATAGCTACCATTTTTAATTGAGTAGCTGAGAATACTAAAAAGTACCCGACGAAAGAGTAGTTAACTGACGGTACGGCTGTAATGTTTAAAGTACCTATCTTAGTACCGATAGGGTGCTTTACTAGGTCGATAGAAAACGGTAAGTTTAATAAGTACTCGCCCGTACCCGCCGCGCCTGCGGTAGAGTGCGCGTACTGAATTTCGTAGTAGTAGGCGTCGGCTATACGTTTATACTGAAGGCGGTCTACGCTTGTGGCCCCTTTAGTCGGGCTCGTACCCGTCGAAGTTATGTTAAGTACCCCGTGAGTTACCATATTAGTAGAGGGCGTACCTTGAGCGTACGTACTTGGGCTAACTTCAAACTCACACATTAACGCCCATGCGCTATTAGCGGTCTCGGCTACGTATGAGATAAGTTTAATCTGCGTAGTATCTGAGTTAACTTGAAAAGTCCCGTCGACGTAATCGACGAGAGTGCCGTTAGATAAAGCCTTAAACGAGCTTGGCTCAGTGTAAGTCCACGTCGTACCGTTAAACTCGCCTATATACCATATCATAGAGGAGTCGGTCGTCGACGTACCCGCTACGAAAGTACCCGAGACTACGCTAAACTTAATACGCATATTAAGTACTTTAGTTTGATACTCACGGTCTAACACAATCGTACGCTCGACGGCGCGGCCTTGTCTTGAGGCACCCGCTGACTTCGTAATTAAAAAAGAAGTTGTAAGATTGATAGGGTTAGTCGTCGTCGCAGAAATAGCGAGAGCGCCCGTACCTGCTGAAGCCGTGAACGTGCCCGAAGGTCTTGCCGCCGCAGCGTAAGAGCCTTCGACATAACTCGCAAAGCCCTGCTCGGCGTCGCCATCTGTGATTAAGTTTGTAGCCCCGCCGCTACCTGAGCCTGAGCCTACTTTAGTTTCAAGGCCCGTAGAGTCTAACTGATAAAAGCCGTCAGCTTTCGGGTAGAGTTTTCTTTTACCCGCCGCAGGGGTAGCAGGCGTCGCGCCCTGCTCGGTCGATGTAATAATATCTACGTTAGGCGTAACTAGTGATACCGTATTAAGAGTACCGCCGTTAACGATAGGCGAAGTTAAAGTCTTATTAGTAAAAGTTTGAGTGTGTGAAACGGTAGCGACTTCGGCCTCTGAGCCTAACTCGCCTAGCGCCCATTTAGAAGTAAGGGCCGTACCATAAATTAAAGAGCCCTTCGTACCTGTACGGTCTACCGTGAAGCCTGCACCTTCTGAAGTCGCGTCGTTACCTGTTTTATTGATAGTCACATTAGGGTCCACCGAGTCGACCGTCGTCGAGTTAAAGGTCGTCGTCGTCCCGTTAACCGTCATATTACCGTTAACGGTTACGTCGTCAGTGAAAACCTTATCGCCCGCGAAAGTCGAGGGTAGGTTATTAATCGTATTAACGTCTGATAGTAAAGTAGCTATGTACGCCTGAGCGATAACGATAGCGGCCTCTGCGGCTTCGAGGTCTGACTGAGTAGAGAATAGTTGAACGTCTAAAGCCTCGATAGCTTCTTTACGACTCTCGCCGTCTGCCACATAATTATTAGAGGCGTAGTCATTAATAGCGGTATCAAGCTCGCCCGTCGTGCCGATACCTTCGATAAGTTTATTAAGTAGCGCCTGTACGTTGTTAACGCTCGCGCCCGAAGCTATGGCCGTATTAATTAAAGATACAATAGCCGCCGTCGAAGTGGCCGCAGCCGTTCGAGATACGAAGGCCGTATTAAAAGTCGTCTGATTAGCTATCATGCCATTTAAGACCATGTTTTTACTCCTGAGTAACTACTGTAAAAGTTAATAAGCCCGTTTCAAAAAAGTTAGGGGCGCCACGGTCTACGTACTCGATAAGGTCGAAGCCCGTACCGTCATTGTCTTGAGCCGAAGAGTCTAAATACATACGAAAGAAAACGTCAGGTTTACTTTCGTCGGGCATAAACTCTACGATATTCTTTAAGATAATATAGTTTAAAAAGGCTTTAACCTCTTCGACGGCGCTTGAGTTATTTTTATAGTGCAAGTCCGAGCCGCTTATATTTCTATTAGTGATGTATTTTATGTTAAACTTAAAAAACTCTTCGACGCCGAAGTACTGGACCGATACCTTCTGCTTACTCGACGACTTGTTAACGGTCGGGTTAATAAGCTTTCGGGTCATTGTGTTGTCTTTGTAATCCTGTAATTTAAACTGTGGGCGATATGCCGTACCGCTTGGTAGCGTACCTGCGAAGCTTATTACGTTTAACACATCTACCGAAGCGTGGCCGATAAGGGCCGCGATACTTTGAGCGGCGTTAGTGCCCGTACCGAAAAGAAGCGACGCGGTCGAGTCCGATACTACAGTAACTATGCGCGTACTACGGTTAACCGTAGCGGCCCAGTCAATCGCACTTGCCGAGTTTAACGCCGACGAGATAACCTGTAAGAGTTTAGTTAGTGAGTATGTACCTACAGGCACTATAGCCGTCTTCTCAGCGCCCGCGCCTTCTTTAAAATTAATATATTGATTATCTGAAGTCACTTCATACCCGTAGTAAAAAGCGCTATGTGTACCTAGTGCCATTAGACATTACTCCTTACTATGATACCGTTCTGCTCGAAGTTATCTTGTAAGATATCGGTAATCCACATACCCGTCTCTTTACGGTCAAAAACCTTGTCGACGTTGACGTTAATCGTAGTATTAGGGTTTTCGGGTTTCATATCTACGATAGGGGTCGTAGGGTTACTGTTATTAAAACTTGAGCCCGTATCTGCGCCCGTAGCGCCGCCGCCTGCGCCACTCGTCGCGCCGACTTTACCGCCGTTAGCGGCTGAGATAGCGGCCATAGTAGCGCCGACTGCGATCATACCCGCGCCCGCTGCTGCTAGAGCGGGACCGTTAGGCATACCCGCGTACGTATAGGCCGCGCCTTGAATTATAAAGCCGAGACCTTGGCTTATAAGCATTTCGCCCATAGCATTTAAAATACCTGTAAAGAGACCGTTAGCGGCCTCTTCGGCGTTTTTACTACCTTGTGCGAAAGCAAAGATAGCGTTAGTCGCCTGCTGCTTAAACGTAGTTACGAAAGCTTTACCGAGGTCTTTAAGAGAGCCTTTGATACTTGTAAACTGAAAGAGCGCCGAGTTTTTAATACCCTCTAAGACGCTACTAAAAACGTCGCCGAGACCTTGAATATCGTACGCCTCTTCGTTAGTAATAAGTTTAAGTCTATTCTTATAGTCGCCGCGAAGCTTTAACATATTGTTTAAGTGTGTATTCTCTAAAGTCTCTACGGCTACGTTTTTCTGCTCAGCCGTAAACGCCCCGTTTTCGTCGAAGGTTTTTTGTAGGGCCGAGTACTCAAGATTAAAATTATTTAATGCCTGCTTTTTCTGTTCTCCGTAGAGCTGCTCTAAATTAGCTTGGGTATTACTTAAAGCGAGTCGATCTTGAGATAACACAATCTCAGACTGAAGCTGAGCTTTGTTAAGTTCGTTTAACTTATCTGTGGCCGCTTGTCGTGCGCGTAGCTTCGCTTCGTCGGCGCTTGTATCTGCGGGCTGACCGCGTTTGCCTGCGGCTAACTGCTCAGAGGCTAACTGCGAAGTTTTACGACGTAACTCTTCGTAGTTAGCTATTTGATCTTTAATACCGATGAGCTGCCCACGAAGTGCCGCCGTATAACTCGTAGCCGCGCCCACACCTTGAGAAGCTAACTCAGTCGAGTACTTACTTTGCTTTGCGCGTAAGGCTTCAATACGCTCAGTCATTTCGGCGACCGTCTCAGCAGGTCGGGACTTTCTAAGCCCTTCGCTAATAGTATCTACGACTTTTTTAGCGCCTTCTGCGAGACCTTGAAAAGTTTTACCTAGAGACGAGTTAGCGATTTTAGCGAACTCGTCTTGTAGGTCTTTCATAGCGACTTTTAACTGTGTGTATGCACTCGTAGCGCCCGCTTTCTGCTGTACGCCTGCGAAGCGAGTATCTGCCTCTGCTAAGATAGCGTTAAGGCGGGCCTGCTCTTTCTGCGTATCTGTAAGTAACGCAGGTACAGTACCTAAAGACTTTGCGTACTTTTTTAGTACGTTATCTAAATTAATATAAAGACCGATATCACGTAGAGTACGTGAGCTACCCGTCTCAGCGGCGTTAATAATTTTACCTGCGTTAGTAAGTATGTCTCCGCCGAAAACTTGGTAAGCTTTTCGAGAGGCTTCGATAACTTGAGGTAACGCTTTAGCCGAGCTACCGAGTTTTACGAAAGCCTGAGAGGCGAACTCTAAGGCGTCGGTATCGTCGACGAAGCCGTTAAGGGCCTTTTTCATATCGACGCTGAAAGACTCAGACGCGATACCTACCTGAGTAGATAGCGCCTTAAAACGTGTTTCAATTTTTTGTATCTTTTCGCCTTCTAAGACGAAATTTAATGTGTCGCTAAAAGCTTTCTGTAGTAAGGCCACGCCTTGACGTGCGAGAAGTACCGCAGCGTTAACGTCAGCTAATGACTTAATAGCTTGAAAGCCGCCCGCGCCACTTGCTGCACCCACATCTATAGGTACGGGCGCCCATGCTGCGGCTTCTTTTCTAAAAGCGTCTTCAAAGACTGAAGCACTTTCAGCCGCCGACTTTTTAACTCGGTCGGCCCCTGTAAGTTGTTTTATAGAGTTGTCTAAGTTTTGTTTGAACCGTAGTTGGAATATTTCTGCACTTTTAGCGGCGGCTTCTTTAGAGCTGAGCGCGTCCATAGCTTCGGCTGCGCCCTTACGTGCAAGCTCTCGGCTTACGCCCGTAACTCTTTCAATACTTTTAAGTAAGGCGCTCTCTTGTTTTTTAGAAGCCTCTTCAAAGACGGCGGCGCTATCTTGTGCTGACTTCTGCGCTCTTTCGTCGACAAGGTCCCAAGACGCTGCTATCGACCTATCGCTTATCTCTAAATCAAGTTGTATCTTATTATCGTCAGCCACTTACTCGCCCCTTTAGTTTATAAAGAAAACTATCTTTTAAGTCTACGGCGGGACCTGCCTCGGTTAAATAGATGTGAGGGGGGTACGCCGTGCTTTTAAGCTTCGAGTCGAAGGCTTCACGGTCTTTGTCTTTCATATTGGTATAACAAAAGGCCCTAATCAAGCTTAAACTCTCTTGAGCCTCTAATGGGTCGATAGCCTGCCACAAGCTTAGCTTTCTGCGGGCAGACATACGACGAAGGTCCGAGGGGCGTAGCGCGTAGAAGCGCATTAGCTTTGCCTCGGATAGTTCTTTGAAGTCTAGTTTTTTTTTGAGCCGATAGAGTAGGCGAAAAGGTCCATAATATTTTTTGTAGACATTTTATCGAGGTGCGCTTTCGATACCCCGAGATTAGTTAAAAAGTTTTTATATATCTGCATAGGGTGTATCGCAGAAGTAGCCGCGTCGTAATTCTTAAAGTCCTCTTGTACTGACTCCTCTTCGAGTGACGTAGGCGCTCTAAACTCTACTACTTCGCCAAACATTTTTACTTTTAGTGTCTCTAATTCAATTTCGTACATCTCTGACATAGTCTGCCCCTTGTTAAATAAATAAAGCCCTGAGTTACCTCAAGGCTTTAAGTTATTCACATTATTATAATCTTGGCAAAGATTAAGTTAAAGTTTGCGACCCGTCGCCTACAAACCAGTAACAGATACGGCTATCTATGTCTAAGTTAGGGTAAACTTTAAACATAACAGGCAGCTTTAAGACCTCTTCGCCGCTAAAGTCGATGCCTTCTAAGTTAGGCATAGCTTTAGGAAAGTTAATGTCTTCAGACTTATCGCCCGCTAACAATCGCTTAGGGTGTAAGCGAAGCTTAGAAGCGTACTTAAACATGTTCTCGAAGTTCTTATACGTACCCATACCGAAAAGCTCAGTACCGTTGTCTGGGATAAAAGAGTTATTCGACTTAGAAAGTACGGCTTTCAACTTCGCTTTAACCGTCTCTAGCATCGCTAAACTTACTTCGACGCCTTCGACGCCTGTTTTAAGTTGTGCGATCATAGTCGTACCCGTCTCATGCGCTTTAACGTCGATAAAAGTCTCTTTAAACTTTACCGCGATAGTGCCCTCGACTGCGCCGATCTCGGCTTCTACTTCGCCCTGTACGATAAGCTGTAAGCCTAAGTTAGTTACTAAAAGAGAGTTTTTAGCGTCGTGCGCTGCGGGCGCGTAGCCTGCTACTGCGTGCGTAAAAACCACTTCGTTATTAGTCGCTACCGCTGCGCTAAACGCTGCTACGACTAAAGCCATTTCAGCGGCTAACTCAGTCGCGAACTCTGCCACCGTGTCGACCGTACCCGCTGAGATATCTACTTCGTGTAAAGTAGCGTCGGGTAATGTGGGCGCTACGTCGCCTACTTGAGTTTTAAACCAAAAAACGTGCTTTGTAATAACGCCTAGAGCGCTAGTCGCGTACGTATGAAAGTACTTAGCGGCGAGGTCAGCTTTCACAAGAGCGGGACTAAAAACGACCTTTTCTTTCTGAAACTTGTTTTCGCCATAGATTACGACCATAGGGTCGACTTTAATATTCTCTACATTCATTTAAAAACTCCTTTAAAAGTTTGTTTAATTTATTTAGGGGGCGTCGGGGTTAAGCATTAGGTTACACTCGAAGGTCAGGTCTAAGTAGGCCGCGTTATCGTTTGTAAGTGCTAAGGCTTTAACGTCTACGCTAATCGGTAGTACGTTCTTAATGGCAGGCTGAGTCAGCCTGTTAGTGCTTTTACAGCACTCTTTAATAATACTATCGGCGTAAGAAGTAGCCTTGTCAACGGCTTGCTCAGGCTTAGCGTACCCCTTGACGAAAACCCTAACCCTGACCTGAGCCCTAAAAGCTAAAATTACGTGTGCTGTACCCACATAATTAGCGGGTAATAGCTCGACGTGGTAAGCTTTGCCGAGCTTCGTCGCGGGTATATTGTCTACGTTAAAGGCGTCGGTCCACTCGTTAAGCTCGGGGTGTCTAACCGAAAGTCGGGCTCTAAAATAAGGTAAAAGGGTAGAAAAACTCATCTATGCACCAAAGTACCTTCAGCAGTACCTACGTCTTGCTTAGAGTCGGCCTCGCCGTCGTTATCAGTATCAAGCGTTACGCTATAAATGTTACGAGCGTCTAACTCGTACTCGTTATATTTTTTAGACTTCTGCATAAATACGTCGTCAGTCGCATTACTAAAAGAGAACATTAAAGCCGTCAGCGTTTTATATGTCGCCCACATTAAAAGTTCTTTCGTATGTACGATAGACCACTTAGTAAGTGCTCGGCCTTCGCTATCGTAGTACCCTTCTTTGAATAGCCAGTCTAATATTTCGGTCTGAGCTTTTCTGTGCTCGGCTAGAAAACTAGCGCGACCTTCTGCGGCCCAGTTTAAGATATCTCTTTCTTTAATAGCTAAGTCTTCGTCGCTAGAGAACAGACGGTCAGACTCGGGCGTAAGTACTTTAATGTATTTTACTAATGTGGTAGACTCGGGCGCCGAAGTTGACACTTCTAAAGTAATCGCCTTCATACTGTACTCTACAGGTAGCGACGTAAGTACGTTCTCGTCGTAGAAGTTTAACTTAGAGAGAAGACAAGCGGGCTCTCGATTCAAGAGCAGCTTAATAGGTAGGGACGGGGCGATAGAGATACGGTTATCGGCGTCTTTCGTTAGCGTAACCGTCAAGGGCGAAGCGATAGCTTCGATAGTAGTTTTTATCGCCGTGAGTAGATTAGCAAGGGCATAAGTGTTGCCTGCGACTAAAGCCCTGTAGCTTGTGTCGCCGACTTTAAAGTTAACCACATTATTAGTATTATCAATGTCGAAAGTCTGCTCGCTGAAGACCCAGTCTAAAAACCAAGCCTCTGCGCTTGGGTCAAAGACCTCTACGGGCGTGCCGTCGAGTCCCGCTTGAATAGTTACCGAGTCTATCTCGCCCGCTGCGCTACCTTTAGCTTTAATCGTTTTCGTCGCGTCGAAGCGAGTCAGGTCATTAGTCTGTACTGCGGGCTCAATTTTTAAAATTGGTATAATCATTATCGTCTCATTTCTATAACTACGGTAAAGTCGGGGCACTCGCGTAGCATGTCGGGCGTTAAGTTACGTCTTTCTTTGATTAGGGCCTCGAAGTTTTTAAACCTCAAGTTATATCTTTCGTCTGACATACAGTGACGAAGCGAGACCCTAAGTAATTCGATACAAGATACTAAAGTCTCGTCTTTTAAGTTAAAAAATGCGTCGTAGCCTGAGCCGACTTTACTCTTCGCCACTTCTACAAACTTTTTAGAAAACATAGTCCATTCGAGCGCGGTAAGTCCCGAAGGTAGGAGGCCAGCGACGGCGTCGACATTAAAAACATTGTCGAAGTAGTTATTTTGCACGCCTTTAGCGACCGCTTCGATAAACTCGTCGTCGTCTGCGTTTAAAAAAGCGTGCGAGTAAAAACCTAAGCGGGGTCTCGGGCCTTGTCGCCCGTTACGGTAATACGCTAAAAGACCTAAAGCCCAGTCAGATAGGTTAATTAAGTACGTAGTTAGGTGCGTATCTCTGCGTGTTAACCACATAAATACGCCCTCGGCGCACTTCTTACGTATGTACTCGCGGTCTTGAGCGGTTATGTCGTACTCTCGGCCCGTTAGTAAAAACTTAATACGCGTCCAGTTAAAAGGGCTAATTATGTGAAAACTTACGAACTGTACGAGTTTTTTAATTAGTCCCATGGGCCCCCTAGATCATTATCTTGTGTAAGTGCAGGTTAACTCGAACTTTAACGGCTGAAGTACAGGTATTAGTATAGACTGCTCGTATCTTTAACCCTGCGGGTATTTTAGCGGGGTAGGGTAGCTGTGTGTCCATATCGGCGGCAAACCAGTTTATAAACTCATTCACAACGGTATTACCCGATACTATTTGTAGTTTAATTTTATCGTCAGGGCAGGGGTTAGTTATAATAAGCTTAGCCCCTGTTATAAAGTGGTCGTCAGTAAGTACGTACTCTATGTTAAAGTCAGCCGTCGAGGCAGGTACTTCGCCCGATATCCCTTGCCCGTTAAACTGGACTTTATCCTTAGTAAAGTCTAACACACTCTTAGCGTCGTAAGTAGAGCCTGTCATAGCGCTAAGAGATAAAGAGAATAAAAAAGATAGTAAAAAGTATTTCATTTTATAAGTCCTCTTCTGTCCACTCGACCCAGATGTTGAACGAATTACCTGCTAGTGTCGTAGAGTTTAAGTTAATAGATAAAACTTCGCTCGTACCCCTTAAAACTACTGCTTTAGATAGCTCGCTACCTAAGTAGAAAACGGTATCGTTATCGACCGCGCTCGACCCTACGTTAGTCACATTAACTATTAATTTCTTAGAGATAATAGTACCTATCGTAGTACCTAAAGTAGGGTTAGCTGTGTACGCCCTTACTGTAGCTGTAGCCGCTGTGTCGTCTGAGTCCAGAGGTACGTTAGTTAGCGTAGACGAAGTGCCCCCGCTGTTAGCCGTAGACCTTTTCATTACTAACACGTTAGCTACTGACGCCGTAGTTTGAGTACCTTCGATACCTATCTTACGTATGCGTATAGTCTTTGTAGCAGACCCCGTAATAGTAAAAATGTCGGTAGCGTTATTAGCAGTATTTAAAGCTACAGTGGCCGCTCGGTATGTCGGGTGCGTACTTTCGTCTATCTGTACGTTATCTACTTCTAATTTCTGCCCTTTAAAGATGTTAGAGACTTCAAGCCTGTTGACATTAAAAAAGTTAGCCCATGCCGCGACTATATTGGTATTAGTCACTGTGGCCGCGTTAGTAAGGCCGTAGACGAAGTCGTAGTTACCGTACGGGTCTTGCACTGAGTCTTTATGCGTACATACGAGTACGCCGCCTACTAAAAAGTTTATCTGCTGCGCGGTCACTTCAATAGAGTACTCTAGAGACGCCGCCGTCGTTTGGTTTTTAGGTAGACTAAAAGTCGTAGTCTGGGTATTACCCGCGTCGGCACTTGTCTGAGATACACACGATACCTGAGTATTATCCGTACCCGTGAAGTTAAACTCACTTCTAATTGTAGGCGCTGTTAAATTATCTCTGACGCCTACGAATACCGTTTGATTAGCTATACGTTGAGATATAGAAAACTTAGAAGAGATAATAAAAGGGCCGTAATCTGCGACCCGCGATACTGTGCGAGAGCCTGCGGCGGTGCCCGAGGGTACAGTTAAATTACCCCCCGTAACCGTAGTAGCGCCCGAGGCCGTCCACGAAGCGTCAAGGCTTGAGCCCGCGAAGCTATCGCGAAATGAGCCCTCGTCGGTAAGTACCGTCGAGTGAGTCTCGACCCTACCGCGAGCGTCGAACTGAATAGGCTGAAAAGTTGACGTCGTTACGTTAGAAGGGTCGGGCGAAAACGACGACATTAGCTCGCCGCTCACGTTTACCGTACCGTCTACCGTCTGGACGCTAGGCCAGAAAGACCCCGTTACGGCTACGGGGTTAGTGATCGACGTAACAGACCCCACATTAGTAACCGCAGCTAGAGTAGACGCGGGCTTTAGTAATGTGTTTACTGACGTGTTTAAAGTGCCTAAAGAGGTATCTAAAGCGAGCCCGTTAGTGGTGCCGATATTAGCCGTAACCGTGCCCGATACCGCAGGCATAGACGTAATTACCGCCGAAGTTGAGTCAGTACTCGAAGCTAGAGTCCACGTACGGCCCGTCGTCCATACGCCCGACTGGGTCGCCCCAAAGACTGTATTAGTGATCGCGCCTATAGCGTTAGTACCTGCGGGTAGTGAGCCCGAGATACCGAAGCTTGAGTTAGAAATTGAGCCGCCTGATATATTCACATCAAAGCTAGGGCTCGATATCTGAGCCATTAGGGCGCCCGAAAAGAGTAAAAGTGTTAGTACGTACTTCATTATGTTAACTCCGTTGTTCTTTGGTTACCTGTAGCCGAAGGCGATATAGCGCTGACTATGCCCGTATAGATTACAGGTAAGTTATAAATATAAGAGGCCCCTGCGGTTAATCTAAAAGTGAAAGCGGCAGCAGAAGCCGTCGCGGCGAAAGCGTAAGTCACTGTTACCGAAGAGTCGTTAAAAATCATAAACCCTTTTCGAGCAGCGTTAGCCGCGAGGACTACGAAAGTCGACGCCGAGTTAGCCGCTGTAGCTAACGTACTAGACGCCGCCGTCTGAAGCTTAGTCGGCATAGGGTTAGTAGGAGAGACGTCGCCGCCGTTAACCCCGTCGTCGCCTAGAACAAGTTTAATTCTTTGGTAGAGTACTGACGCGATCTCGTCGGCGGCTATGGTTTTACCCGCGCCTTCTGTTACTGCTATGTTATCTGCCATACGTTAATCCTTAATCTAAGTCGGTACGTACTATCGCGCCGCTTAGTGTTTTGTAGCTTAATTTATATCTAGAGAACGTAGACGCCTGAGTTAAACTTAAAAGTAACCCGATAGGTGACCCCGCTAAGTAATCGGTACGTTTTACCCATGCAGTATTATCTACAGGGGCTACAGGGTCAGCGGTTAGCTCAGGTATGCCGCCAAGCTGCGCCACTGTGGCCGCATCTTGAGGGTCTACCCCGTTGACCAAGTTTTTAATCTGGCCGACGTTCTCTAAGCTTACATCTACGTTAACTATTTTCATTTATTAAGAGCCCGTACCTAAAAGCTCTACGACTACGCCCGTTAACGACTTCTTAGAAGTTAAAGTACGCTGATTAGCGCCGCCGAGTTTTTCGATATCGACGATAATTTCTGCGCCCGCAGAGTTATAAACTTGTACCGAGTGAATAGACGCGATAGTCGCGGCATTAACATTTAGAGGCGTATTAGCTACTAAAGCTACTGTCTGCTTTTCGCCTTTCACATTACCGATATTCGAGTCATTAAGGTTAGTCTGAATACCGACCCAGTTAGCCGCCGTACCCGCGCCGCCGCCTACGTACTGAAGCTTATCGCCGATAGCTAAAACGTCGTCGCCGCCGATACCTGCGATAGTGCCGCCGACTGAGATAATCCAATAGTCGCCCGCTACAATCTGAGTAAGGTCGCCCGCGATCTTGTCGCCCGCTACAGGTAATAAGCCGCCCGAAGCGTCGAATGAGCCTTGTATGCGCTCAAGCTTATTAATTTCTGATATCACATAATCTTTAGTAGCGATAACTTTTACCGCTGCGCCGTCGTAGTATTTTACTTCGTTAGTGGTATCATTATACCATATCTGACCTTCTACGGGCGTTACGGGGTCTGACGCTAGTTTTTCTAAAACCGCGTTTTTTAACTGATTTAGGTCTAGGTCTATGTCTACGTGAAACAATTTAGCCATGTGTTAACTCCTTTAAAGTTTTGTTTGTTAGTAACCTAAAATATGTACTGTATATGTGTTCGCTGTATTCGAGCGCACTTCTACTACGTTACCCGCAGAGAGGCGCCAATCGACGAAAAGCTGTGTAAGGTCTGCGGCGTCGAAGACTTGTACGTCTGCCACATTAGTAAACCCTACGATAGGCACTTGCACCCAAGTACCTACCTGTAAAGCCGAAATAGAAAACGATACTTTCTGTAGTGAGAGCGTGCCGCCTGAGCCGCCGCCCCCTGTAGAAGGGTTCATTAGCCATACTTGTAGGGCGTAGTCGTTCTTAGCTTTACCGCCCGTGAGCAAGTCGCGTGCGGCTTTTTTTAAGACCTCTAAGCCGTGGTCGTCTACGTTAGGCATTTTATGAACTCCTTAAGCCGTTAGGCCATAAAATAAAAGAAGTAAGTACGTACTTAAATGTTACTCAGCAGCTACGGGCGCTACTACCTGCTTATTAGCTTCTTTAAGCTTTAGCATGGCCTCTCTAAGAGCCTCGCGGCCTTTAAGCTCGATAAGACAAGCTTCTTTGTACTCAGGCGAAGTCAGTTTAGACTCTACTTGAGCTTTTAACATACGCTGCGAAGCGTGTTTAATTTCGTTAAAAGACATTTCTAGTTTCATAGCTTCGTAACGCTCACAGGGCGTCATTTCTTTTTTAGTTTTAGCTTCTGACATATCCTATCGCTTTCTGACCTTTAGAGTTTTTACCTATGGCTATCTCGCCGCTCTTCATATCCTGACGACTATCGTCAGGTACAAACCATAAAAACCAGTAAGGACCTTCTTTATTAATGCTCTTAATTTCTATACGGTTAGGTAAAGTATCACAGAAGAGCGTAAGTACGTCGGCGTCTTTAGCTTTCACATATCTAAGTCGTGTCGTCTGTGGTAGCACTATCTAACTCCTCAAAATGAAAAGGGCGCCTTTTAAGCGCCCCTTTACCCTTCAGCTTTTCGCAGTCGGGGCGGTCTTGGTTAATATTAAACTGTAGTAGTTACTACGCGCTTATTATCTAACTGCTTCATACCTAACAAAGTAGTACAGTTTACGCGGTAGCCACGTTTACCGATAACTCCAAGGTCAAATTCTTTAACTTCGATACCCTTCTGAGAAGCCATAGTAAAGTATGACTTATGAAAGTCATAAACTGTAGAGCCTACCACAGTTGTAAAGTGCGGCATAAAACCCGCTAACTGTGAAGGTAACTCGCCAGTAACTAAAGGCGACCCAGACGCTACGAAGTCAGAAGACGTAAAGCCCGTGATATTAAAGATATCGTTTAACGGTCCTGCGCCTAAAATTTTATGACGGTCAGACATAGGCACTTTAGCAGTATCTAAAAGCTCTTTAGAAGCCAAGATGTCAGCTAATGCGTATGTACCCGCAGTTACCGCTAGTAACGTGTGGTCAGGCGCCGCAGCCGAAGGGATAGTCAAAGAGATAATCAATGACTGAATTTTTTTCTGGATAGAGTAGATAGCTAAAGACTTTAACTTCTCTACGAAAGGTAAAGACTGTAATTTAGCTTTATCTGTTACGATAAAGTCTTTTACTAGCTGCTTATTAATTACAAGCTGCTGACCTGTAATAGTAACCGCTTCAGCGTCGTTAGCTGACTCTTCAGTCGGTAACTCGCCCGCTTCTGCGAACTCAGGAATAGTAGAGATATTAACAGTATCGCCTAAAGCAGAAATTTCGCCTTCATAATCTTTAGAAATTAAAGACTCGAAAGGTAACTCAGCTAAAAGTACGTCATAGTAATTTTTAGACCATACTTCGGGTACGATTACGCTTGTCTCAGTACTTGCTCTCATGTGTGCGTCAGCCATTGTGGACTCCTTTAAAAAGTTTGTAGGTCAGGATTAGCCCTGCCCTTTATATTGTCGTGTTAATGCTTCGTATGCAGCTTTGTCCGAGTCAGACTTAGTTTTAGACCACTTCGCTTGTGCTGAGATAACCATTTCTAGGGTTACATTAGCGTTAGGGGGGTTACTACCGCCCTGCGGGGTCATAGAGTTTACGTGAGGCACGTCGCCAGTAAACCAGTTAGGGCGAGACTGTTTAAGCCTTGCTATAGCTGCGGCTGCGCCGCTGACTACTACCCTACCGTTACTTAAAGTCTCGGTTACTACTTCTGAGAAGTCAAGTAGCTCTAAATCAGGTATTGAAACGGGACTAATGCCTAGCTTAACGGCTTCAGCCGTTAGGGCTTTGTACTTGGCTTCGTCTAAGATAGCTTTCTTAATCTGTACGTTTTCGGCTCGAAGTGTGGCCGCCTCTTGTTCGTTAATTTCGGCTAAAGTTTTCCAATCGTCTTTCGACTTCAGACCTTGAGCCCTAGCGTCGGCAAGGTCCCGCTCTAGTTTTTCTCTTTTTTGTCTCTCAAGAGCCGTCTGTTTTCGGGCCTCGGCGACTTCGTCGGCGATAGGCTCAGCAGGCGGCGTCGGCGGTACGGGCGGTGTATTAGGTTCGTTAGGTGTGATAGGTTCGTTAGCCATAGTCTGACTCCTTAGTTATGGGTTATCGTTTTTTAGTAGATAGTATGCGGGCTATTTTAGCCGCGTAAATGTTTTTCAATCGACGCATGACGCTAATTTTAAAGCTCTCGCCTTTTAAAGGTATGAAACGCCTAGCAGGTACGCCGCCTTCAGTACCCACATTATTACCTTCGGCGCGGTCTTTTACGGCTTGAGGTGCGTACGAGGGTATGCCCATGCGTAAGATATTCTTACCGATAGCATAGGCCCTGTACCAAGAGAGCATAACGCCCGTGAGGTTTAAGTTAACGGGCGTCTTAGACTTTCTATCTGCGGGGTAGACCTTAGCGTCTTTGTATTTAGTGAAACGTCTAGAGCCCGTATTAGTATCGACGGGGCTCGTACCCGAAGCGATAAGAGGTAGTATAGTCTGCTCGATTACTTCAGTACGTACGCGGTTAACTAACTCGTCGTCGACTAAGTTATCTTTGAGTTTTCGCATGACGTCTGCTGTAAGGGGTAATTTTACTTTTAATTTAAACATATTAAAACTTCAATAGGTCATATAGACCCTGCTCGATTAAGAACTGCTCAAGGTCGGCGTTACGTATGACCGCTAAATTAATTTCGGCCCTCGTCTGTAGTCCTAAAATATTTCTTAAAGTAGCGTAGAGGTCTGTAGGCGTATACACATTCTTAAATTGTGAGGGCTTAAAGTTAGTCTCTTCGGCGATTATGTCGGCTTTTATGCGTTTTACTTCGGTCATTATGCCGCTCTTATAGAGCTGCCCTTCGTCGGGTAAAAACTGACGTTTAGGTATTCTCGGCGTCTTATTCGATAGATGATTATGGCCGTCGGCGGCGCCTGCTCGGTCGCCGAAGACGCCTATAGTAAGTACGTCGGTAGCAGTAAAGTCTAGTTGATCTTTCATATCGCCGTTAGCCTCTAAATTAGGTCTAGAGTTACCTACCTCGCGCTTTTTTAGCTTCTTATACGTACCTGAGAGGGGCGCAAAGCTACCTTGCCCTGCTACAGGGCTTCGCTCTTGTTCGATACTGATAAGAGTCTGCTCGACAAGATACTCGCCTACGGCTTCGTTAACGAGCTTTTTAACTCGCTTCGGCAGTTTCTGACCGTCGAAAAGGTCTAAATCTACCGAAGTCTCGCTCTTGTCTGTGGTCTTACTGAATACTTTCACGTACGTACTTACTCCTTAACGGGTTTTTTAGGTACTTTTTTAGGGGCCTTTTTAGCTTTAGGGGCTACTTTAGGGTCTTTCGCGGGCGAGGGCGTATTAGGGTCAGCTTTCGGGTCGATAGGGTTACCTTCAGCGTCTAACTCAGGCGGGGCGTTAGGGTCGATAGGGTTACCGTCAGCGTCCACATTAACGTCTAAGCCCGCCTCGGTACGTGCCTTCATAGATAACATAGTCTCTTCGATCTCTTGTTCGATAAGCTTTAAAAGTTTTACCGCTGCCTGCTCTTCGTTAAGACTTGGGTCGTCGCGCATAATCATGCCGATACGAGTATCTAGGCCCATGTCCTTACGCATTTTTAATACTTCGAGCTTTTCTTTTTCGGTCATAATAGGAGTGGCGTCGTTAAACTTGACGACGTAATTCTTTTCAAAGCCGTCAGGTAAAACTAAGTCTCTGTACTCCTCTGCTAGGTTATTACCATAGGCTTTTAGCGTCTCGTTAATGGCCTTCACAATATGTACTTCATTGTCGATAAAGACTTGTCTTTGGTCGTGAACGTCCTCTAATGACTCAGCCATATCTAAAAGTAACGCGATACCTGACGCGATACTCTGAGAGCCGTTAAGCTGCGTACTTACGCCCGACGTACTTAAGTTATTAGTCGTAAGATAAAGAGCGATATACATTTCGATAAGTGATCTTAAAGCGTCTAACTGTGGGTTAGCCGATAAGAAGCCCAGTTCGGGCTTGGCCTGCTGCTCAGACCCTTTGTACTCCACAAGTATAGACTTGGTAACGCCGACTTTAATTACGCGAGGTAAGTTTTCGCCCGTCATATAAAACTGACCGTAACCTTGAGTAACTCCTACGTGTGTCGTGTGGGTAATTACCGCGTTAAGTAAGATCGCGCCGTCGATTAAGTCGTTACCGCCTTTAGCCCAGAAAGAGCCGTCTTGGTCGATAGCGAAATTAATATGATTAAAAGACTTTAGAGCGTTATCGTTACGCTTTTCGCCCTTGTCGTTAGGTAAGATGTTACCGCCTGAGTCAGTCGTGAAGTGATACGACTTAGACCAGAAAACATACTGCTTATTAGACTGATTAGCGCCCTTGTCTTCGGGGCTGTTAGCGATAGTCTGGTCGACATTGTCGGCACGTACTGAGCCTAAAGGTGTAACGAGTGGCACTTTAGAGTTACGACTATCGAGGTCAGCTAGGTCAGTACTCGGATGTGTGTAATCTGATAGGACTACAGCGATAGGCTTTGTACGGTCGTACTCGGACTCAATAGCGTCATAGAGGTACGGCTGTAGCGTCTCTAGGTTAATTTTATACTTAGGTACTGTACTTGTACCCTCGTAGCAAGGGTAGGGTTTTACGAAAACGTCTACGTTTTTCTGAAGCTTCAGAAAGCGGTTAGTCGTCTTCATTGTCTCAGTTAATTTAAAAAGCTTTTCGATCTCTTTAAGTTTTTTAGTAGACTCTTCGTCGTCTGAGATAATGCGCTCGACGCCGTTAGAGTAAACCCGAGCGAGCTTATCGACGACCTTACGTACGAAGCTAATGTTACTTAGAGCGTAACGCATTTCGTTTACAGTGTTAGACTCGAACTGACGAAGTAAGTAACTCAGTACGTAGTGATTAGTCATATCCTTATAGCACTGATAGCGCTTATACGCTTCGTACTTACGTGCTCTATTCTCTTGACCTTCGATCTCTTGAATGATTTTAGCCCGCTTATTAATATCTAAAATGTCTGACTCGCGTGTAAGCTTCATAGTAGCCCCTTATCGGATAGTAGTTTGTAAAGTGCCTTTAGCGTTGCCGCTGAAAGGGAATAAGATATCGCACATATAGTCTAACCCGTCAGAGTAATGCGTCAAGTTGGGGTTATCTTTGAGCTTTTCTAGGGTTATTTTATCTTGCTCTACCCCTACAAAGTCTTTTCTTATGCCCTTACACGTCAAAGAATTAAACTTAATCATACCTTTATCGAGCAGGTTGTTCACATTAAGCTGACGCTTTCTAAAGTCAGGCGCCGCAGGTCTAAAGCGCGTCTCATACCCTGCATTACGTAATACTGTGATATCGGGTAAGCCTTTAGTCGAGCGAGCTTTACCCGCAGGGTCGGGGTAGATAATCGTATTATGCGGGTAAAAGCCTCGGGCCTGCATAGCCTCTACCATATTATTAGTCGAGTAGCCCTGCTTACCCTTTAGCTCTATCTCTGAAAGGCCCGCGAGACTATAGCCGTCGTAGCCCCATATCGTCGCGCAGAAGGGGTCTACGTTAAAGTCCATAGAGATATGAAACTGAGTAAAGTCGTTTAGTTTTAAAGTGTCGTCATGGTTTTTAAGCGGGTCGTATGAGTAATAAAATAGACTCTCGCTCATATTAACCCATAGGCCACGTCTGTACGCCTCTAGCATTTTAACGTCGTACGACGCTTCTAAGTTATCTATATAGAAGTCGCCTAGGTTGTGTAAGTTATCGTCGGTCGAGCCGTAGATAATACGAAAGCCCTTCGGCGGGTTTTCTATCATGTACTCGTAGTACTCTGAGATATGGCCCTCGGGCGTACCGCTAGAGATAATCTGCGGGCACTTTGCGCCCTTGATACGTACGCGGCCTATGCCTTCTTTATAACGTAGTAAAGGTATTAAAGTGACCTCGTTAAAGCCACAATACGCCCAGTTAGGGCCACGTATGGGCTTCTCAGCACTTACGACGTAGAGCTTTGCACTTGACCAAGGAAATTTAAACCACTTTTCAGTTTGATGAAAGCGAAAGGGTATACGATTAGCCTCTAAAATGTTCTCGAACTCGGGCAAGATATCTTTTTTAAACTCGGGGTAATCGACGACGACTAAGCCCCCCGCCATGTTCTTATTAAGTATAGAGAGCTTTAGCATTTTCATAGCTAAAGAGTACGTTTTACCGCCCCCGAAGCCCGTTGAGAGGTGTAAAAAACGGCTTACGTTGTCTGAATGAAAGTCGGCCTGATGCTTATTAGGTACGTACTTAAGCTTAAAGTGTTGCACGGTAGCGCCTTAGTAGGATTATTTTTAATTTTACACATACTAAAAGGGCTACCGTGAACGTATAACACATAACTATATCTCGTCGCCGTTAGCGTCAACAAAAGTCAGGTCGGCGCCTTGAATATCGGCGAACTCATGGCCGCCGCCGTCACTTGCAAAGCCTACTTGATTATCTAATATCTTAAATAGAGAGTTTTCTTTAACGGTTTTTAGTTGACCAAAGGCCGACATACGTAGCGCACGCTTCCAATATGCCGAAAACGCAGTAGCGCCGCAGGCTTTCGCTTCGGCTAACTCGGGGTACATATCGCACCACTGAGTTAATGTGTTCGAGCTTATGCCCCAAGAGGCCGCTATCTCGTCAGGACTGTGGCCGTTTTGTAGCTGTAAGAGTAAGTCTACAGGATGAAAAGTAACGTCGAAGCCCGTATTAGTTTTATAGAGCGCCTTCAAAGCAGGCGGCGGTCCATAGTAAAAAAGCGGCTGCTCAGGGTCTAGTAGCTCGCCGCTTTGCGCTTCTTTATTAGGTGCGAGGTCAGGCTTTAAGGGCTTAACCTTCTTTTTAGGTTTTTTAGAGTTCTTTAATTTTAACTTCGCCTTCACTGACAAGCCCCTCTTCGGCGTACACATTATCTTTGCCGCCGTTTAAAAAGTCCTCGGCCTGAGCTATAGCGTCGGCCTTAGCTCTTTCGGCTGCTTTCGCGAGGTCGCTATCGTACATACCCTTAGCCTCTTTTATCAATAGCTTAATAAAAAAGTCGGTCATGTCGTAGGCTGTGGTCTGCATAGTCTTCTCTTTAAGACGTAGCCCCCGCTGCATACATAGTTTATCTGCCTCTACGAACTCAAGGCAAAGACGCTCTAAGAAAAGGTCTAGTCTTGCGTGCTTTTCGCGGTTTACGTTAAGTAATCGGTCTCTAAGGTCAGCAGGGCAGTCTACATTGAGCCTTACTGCCTCGTCAAACCACGTACGTACTCTAGTCTTTAGTGTTAGGTCCATTAGGCACGTCCTCTACGAGTGAGCCCATAAGTAGGCTATTTAAGTGAGCGTTAAGCTGAGCCGTAAGTAGGCTTAGCTCTTCGATAGTTACGGTAGACATGACAAGGTTATTAGGCTCGCCGCGCTTACCTAAACACAATATAACTACGCCTTCGAGGTTGCCCCAAGGCATAATCGACGCCACTTGAGCGGGCGTTAAAGTTCTTATAGTGTCTTCGTTAAGCATCTTTTAACCCGTACTCTAGCTCTATTAAGAGGTCGACATAGTGCCGAGCCTTCTCTAGGTCTGCTTTGCCGTTCTTATTTTTGTAGCGTGTAACGTACTTAATAATATTACCTTGGCAGAAGTTGAGGTTATTCTTATGAGTAAACTCGATAGGCTGTATAGGCATGTTTTTATAGTGATCGCCCCCGACTTGTACGTCGAGGGGGTTAGTCGTAGTTTTTACTTCTGACATATTAGCGCTCTACTACGCCGCTTAAAGGGGCTATTTTACCTTCGACCATAGCGACGACCGCTGCGGCTTCAGTGTTAGAGGTAGAGGTGATAATCTTAGAAGAGCGTAAGTACTCGACTTCGTGAGTATGCTTATCGTACTTATTAGCAGGTACGGGGCCTGCCTCTTTAAGTCCCGTCTCGGGGTCTTCGCGCATACCCATAACCATAGGGCCACTTACTGAGATAATTTCGGGGGTATCGCCGTCCTCTTCGGGTGCCGACCACTCGATAACGTGAAAGTGGCCGCCGATAGGTACGCTATAAGTCAGCTTCTTACCGCTTTTATCGTACGTACGAAATGGGTGCGTATGTTGCCAACGTGTAAACTCGTTAGCGTGTCTAGTAGGGTGTGCGTTTTCGGTAGCGCCTGAGTCATGTTTAATGACGTCAGCGGGCATAAGCTTGAAAAGATCGGTCATGATCTCTTTAGTGCCTGTAAAATTTCGACGTTTAGTGTTGCCTTTAGGGGCTTTAGCATTCATAGCCTGAGCGCCTTGGGGGCGTCTTTGGACGTTTTCATTAGCCATAGTCTGACTCCTTTAAATTGTTTAAAGGTTATCGTTTTGTAATAATTACAATGAAGCAAGTAGTTTTTTATTTAGAGGCGCATGACTCAGCACGGCAAGTACCGCCCGAAGTCTGTGTATTTGAAGCGCTGAGAGGTGCGGCTGACTGAGATAAAAGGCGATAGCGTCGGCTATGTCTTGGTTTTCGCGAAGGGCATTTAGAGCTGAAAGCTCTTTATTAGTTTTAACCTGACTACGTTTTTTAAGTTTAGTTACGGTCTGCACACATTAATAATAAGGCCCTTTCGGGCCTTTGGGGTAGTCTAGTTTTCGGACTTTACGCTTCTTTACAAAGCTTTACAAAGCTTTACATAGTCTAGTTTTTAGTTACTTGAGGCGCCGTTATGTCGTCGCTAAACTCGACCCTCGTGCCTAATACGGTAGGCCGAGGTATTAATAAAGTAAGCTCTTTTAAAGTTACGTTATTTTTTAAATGCTCTTCTCTTAGCTCTCTAATCTTACTCATAGGTATACCACATAAACTTACTATAGCTTTTAAGTCCCTATCGTCTGAGTCGGTCCAGTCAAAAAAGTAGTAAGGGGTATCGTCGTACATACTTAAACCTTTCTTTTAGGTCTCAATAGAGACCCGCAGGTAGGGCATACATAGTGCCCCGCCGCTTCTGTTAATGTCGCTTTGATTAACTCTTTAATATCTATACCTAACATTTCTAAACGCTTAACGACCACTTCGTCAACTGTGGCGCTCACGGGTAGGCGTTTAGGCGTGATCTTGATACCGTGGGGTCTCACAGCGTCACTTCTTTGTTTTTAATAGCAGCCTGTAGTTTTTCTAGTTCACGTAAGTACGCTATAGCTTTAGCTATAGCCGTACGAGCGTTACCCTCGGGGGTATTAGCTGCGTACTCCTTAGTTAAGTTAATAAATATACGGGCCGATACTGTTTTAACGACGTCTAACTTCTCTGCGTCGGTCATTAAAGATACTTTGCGGTCTACCTGTAGCATATTTCTAATCCTTTACTGTGCAGATATAAGTAACTGCGTGTTTATCTTTTAAGTGTTGAGGCCATACTTCTACGAGCCACATAGTGCCGTCAAGCTTAGGGCCTTCGCTGAAGTAGTAAGGCTGCTTACCTATAACAAAAATGTAGTCCATATAGTACTCGCTAAAATA